GTCACTCGCAGCCCTGGAATGCTGTGCTATCTCGGAGCAACCGGCTGTTAGGGATGCCGCTTCCCGAATTTGCTTTTAGGCCGCCAGGCCGGATGCAGTTTAACGCCGAGCCCACGGCTTGGGGGGACTACCAATCCCTTGCCACGATGTGTTCGAAAACTCCATCGAGCACCACACCGAATTCAAAACGTGGTAGTGTCACCATGGACATTGTAGCGCGACTCAAATTATACCGATATGCGAACTGGTCGAAGACACACTCTCCCGCCTGATAGCGTTGGTTCCCGCCGAACTCCCAATCTCCGCGATATCTTAACTTATATGGCCCGTCGCCTATGCTGTCCAGTATCCATTGGAACACTTGCCCGAGCAAAGGTATATGCCAGTTGGCTTGCTCACCAAGGACTAGGCCGCGCAAATGCATTCGGCGTTCATCGTCGGTGTTGAATTTTTTTGTAGTGTGGAAAATTTTGGACAACATACGCCCGGGTTTGGCACCAGGTAGGTACACTCCGGGAGATATTTCCCAAAATAGTTGGTTGCAGTATTCTGCGTCCCAAGGTTCCGCCCGTATTATCGGTGTGGCATGTAAGCCGAGCCTATCGAATAGGTCGGCTATTGCTACAGCGTTGATGACCTGGTTCGCTGTGGGGTATGCAAACACTATAGAGTCATCTCCGATGAGCATAATTTTGATCTTGATGCCAAGTCTTTTGAAGACCCACAAAGTTGCGGCCGCATTTTTGAGCGAATTGCCTTTTGTAGTGTCGATCTGGCCGGAGTCGAAAGAACCTTCTCTGCTGTAGCTATGTCCGTGGAACCCTCTGCCACGAGTTTTTGTGCTTCTGGCCAAAAGTTCAGTAACATCTTCGTTGCCCGGCATTATCTTCTTGAGATACTTGTGATAATTGGAGATGCATTCTTTCTCCTGCGAACCATCGAAGGTTTTGAAGTCGTCTTCTATGATGACAGCACCTTCTGTAATCCGCTCGGAAAAATAAGCCCCGATTTGTTCCCGGGTGGCTCCAGCCGTGATAAAAATGTCACTGTTTGGTCCAAACAGTAAAGCGTTGGTTGCTTTGTCCAGCGCGTAGAACTCCGGGCCGGTTTGTACCAAGAATTCGTCAGTTTTGCCACTAATAAGTCTGGGCTTGAAATTTTCTAGGGTCTTCCCGGTGATGAATTCCCTTTTGACGAATGCTTTGGTCGTAGGATCGACCTCTGCCTGCCGTTCGCGTAGTCGGACCTCGGCATCCATGATCATCTTTCTCCGTTCCTCGGGGTAGCGGCTAACCCATTTGTAGAAATCATTCTCGTATTTCTTAGTTTCTACCACGGGCTTGGACCACTCCCAGAGAGTGTTGAAAGCGTCTTCCCAAAGGATGGCGATGTTTGGATCCGCGACGGGGATCAGAGTTGAAAGTTGACGTGTGCAAATAGCTTTCGCCTCGTTGTGTATGCAATTCCTCGCTATCAGTGGTGAGAATCCTTTCACAGACAACAACACCTCCGATGTTTTAGGTTTGCACGCACAGCGTTCGTACAAGGCGTATGCGAATTTTGCGGTTGGGTGCAATTTCTCAAGTTCCGCGTCTTCCTTTGAATATTGGGTGCAGACATCTACGATGGTTCTGTTGATGCTGCCCCTACCACTAGTTTTGTAAGAAAGTTTCGGAGCTTTTGAAAGCCCAGCCTCCCACTTTCGGCGCCGCTGTATGGCGGTGTCGCCTAGACATGGGAACACTGTGGACACTACTTTGTCCCAAGTTGTCTGCGCGTCGAGAGGATTTACCACCGTGGCGGTGTCTGGATCGATTGCGTGTTGTTTAAGATAAACCCCACGCACCAAGTGCAAAACTTTTTCCTCATCGCGAGCCAAGCTGATCTTGAACCTGTTGCACCAGGTTTTGATCTGCCGCAGGCAACCGTCCAATTCGGCAGCGGTTCGGCGTTTGCCGAGGAAGTAACCGCGGACCGTGGACTCAAAGCTGTCCCAATCTTCATCCGGATCACCGGTGGAACGTATTTGGGGTAGAACGTTCCGTTGCTCAGCCCTTCGAGCCGCATATACTTTGCTCCAAGGGATAGGCGCCGGGTCCGGGGTTGGGGGGCCGTTAGGGCCCTCCCCAGCTGTACCAGGGGGCGTTGGATTAGACTCATTCGCCCTATGAGTGTCGCTTTTAACCTCTTCTTGTCTGGGAGGGGCGTGTTTATACTCGTTCTTCCGCGAGTTTGTTTTGACATCAACTTGGAAGTCTTCCTTCTCTTCCAGTTGATCCAGGATGGCAGCTGAAGGTTGCTGTTTCACCCTCCACACCTGTTTTTTGACAGGTGGTGTTACCCTACGACTCGAGGACGACTCTCGAGAAGATCTGTAGCTTGACTCCTTAGAGCTCGAGGTCCCAGATGAAGACCTTGAATGATTGCCTCTCGTACCCTGTTTTGTTTTCTCACCTTTGTTAGCCATATATAATAAGGCAGACAACTCCTATCAGGTCACGCGTGGTTTCACAGTCGCCCGGTGGGCATTCGTTACTGACGCGATTGTTCCATCAAGGCCGGTCATCACTTACCCAGCCCTTTCGGGTGGTGGCTCCGGTAACAAGGTTGGAAAGGCTGTACACCGCTCCTTTTAGCCGCGGACGGTGTTGTTGTTGCAGACCAGCGAGGCCCCTTCGGCAATCGTAGAACGGTAAACACTAACCCCTGGGCTACGCTGGGTTCTCATCCTCACGAATGGAATCCAGGCACG